CTCTACTTCAGGGTCATTCAGTAAAACAGCCAGTTCATCCTCAGTGAGGTTCTTATACTCCTCTCTCTGGGATTCGTCTGTCTCATCCCACCAGACTTTGACGATACCGTTCTTGGATAACAATGCATCTGTAAACCAAGAATACATAATTTCCCAGCCGGGATTGTCTTTTGTAAAAACGTAATTAACGTAATCTGTAGCCTGTTCAGCCATCTTTACGTCTTCTGGTCCATGAGGATTGAACTTAACCATTTCATCCCCAGACGCAAACACTCGCATAAGCGATGGTTTTATCCACTCTATAGTATCCTGAACGGTCGAATCCACGAATTGAGAACGTCCCTCTACCTCGTTACCGAAAGGAAGTCCGTGATAATATTCCATAGCCTTTTCGCGCTGCGCTGAAATAGTATCTCCATATCCTAAAGAGTCTGTTATTTCACTCTTTATTCTGGATACCAGTTCTTCTTCAGTGATTTTTTCTATCGCCATTAAATAATTCCATAATTCTTGTATTCTACGTCATTCGTCCATGACGGGTCTTCGCCAGCTACGGCAAAGCGTTGAGATTGGAAGGCGTACCTTGTTGAAGACATGAGATCATCTCTCAGAGGAACTACCTTGTTGTCTTTCCTGTGATACATCCTGAATTCTTCAAACCAGTCAGAGAGTGTAGAAAATACCTTGAATTTCTCACCTTCTATGGCTTGTAACATAGCCATCAACCCCTCTTCTATTGAGTTTGAGCCTTTATTGTTTCCCAATGCAGGGGGATTAGTAAAATGTTCCAGTAGGAAATTGCACCCTAGACTCCTATACTGGTCAGCCAAGCCGGGATTACCCATAGAATCTCGTCTATTACCGTCATGGGGATAAGCAACGGGAATAAAATGGGGTCTAGTGCGTATAACTTCGGCATGAATGGACGGGGAGGCTTTAGCCGCCCTGTAACAGTCGTAAACATAGAACACATCCTCATCCCTGTCTATTGCACACCACACAACAGCCGTAGGATGGTCCCATCCAAAGTCTATTGCAGCTATTCTAGGCCAATGCGACTCTATATGAATCGGATCGACCATTATTTTCTCCTCACTGAGAGGGAATACAAGGCCAGAACCTATAGAAGGTCTGCCATAACGCCTCATTTCACGCTCATGGGGGCTATATGAGGACAGAATCTGCTCCATGACAGCTTCGTTCAAATGACCCCTTTTACCCCTCATTGAGAGGGTTTTCTCTGAAGCATCGTCCCAAGTAGCGTTATTCAGGGACTGTCCGGGCTTCAGGTCGTTCATAAAGGAGGCAACAGTCTCTGTCATGCCTGATTCTGGCGTAAATGTCATGTAAACCATGCCCTTACGGTCCAAAGTTCTAGTTACAGCTTGACTATAAAGTTCTCTTGATGGTTCCTCGTCCAACCATACGCAATCCACACTCCTTCCCTGCCACTTCTCTATGCCCATCTCGTAGGCTTTGAAGAATAAAGAAGAGTTCCCACCGGAAACGTGCTTGATTAAAGCCACGCTTTTGGCGTTGGGAACGCCGGGCTTCCTTTCGGTCTTTATTATATGCTTTTTCGGTATAGTACCGGACCCGAAAGCCTCTGGATCATCGGGGGAACCCAATAGTTCAAATTGTACAATGTCTCTGGTTGTCTCATTTGAGACTCCACCTGCCCAGCCTACAATGGGTTGATAGAATCTCCTGCCCCTCCACCACTCAGGGTATAACCCAGTCAGGTGATAAGACATTTCTGCGCTACCGCAGTAGGACTTGCCTATGCGGTTAGCAGCCATCAAGAGTCTCTGGTTAGCCATAGACCCTGTTTCGTGAAAAGCTAGTTGATAGGGGTACGGATCATAGTTGTCGATCCTGTTGTATCGTTCCCTCTGTCTTATCTCCCTAGCTATTTCAACTGCTTCTTCTAGTTCTTCCTTTGTAGCCGGAGGCATGAATTGCTTTTTGCTGCCTCTCTGCACTCTTTCTACTTGCATAACATTTTCCGGATTTCCCGTATTTCCATCCTTTCTTACCGCTCTTTAGTTTACATCTTTGAATAGGCATTAGTCGAAAAGTCCTATTGTTTTGTGCCACATCCCCATAAGGCCAGGAAGATTTTCCCGCCGTCTCCGTAATATGACCTCTTTGTAGCCTTCCTTAGTCCTTCCGCCCTCTAGCCAGTCCTCTAATACCTGAAGGTTAGGTGTTCCTCCGGGAGTCTTGCCCATCAATCTTAACTGCTCGTTAGCGTACTCATCCTCTAGCTTGGTGTTCTCATACAACTGCATCCAATCTTTGTCGCCTATTTCGTACCCCTTATCCTCTAGAAACTCTAGGTCGTCCTCTATTTCTTCAGGGTGCCTGAGGCTGGGATACATGATGTCCCGCATCCTCTGCCTAGCTTCTTTCCCACTCCCTGACTCAGGTGTAGCAAACTGACCAAGATGGGAAAATTCATGTGACCACGTGGTAGGTCTTAAAGGGGTTTCAGCCTGCGCGATTCCAGCAACATAACGCTCTTCATCCTTTAATGGCCTAGTCTTTGCTACCCAGTCCTTGAAAGAAAGACCTTCCCTTATAGAGCCTCTCTTTTTTTGTGCGTCATAGAAGTCCCTAAGAGAGTCATACCCCATATTGTACACAACCTCTTCTAAAGTCCCTCCTTCATAAGCATGACCAGCAAGCCCCCTCATAGGCCACCCCTCGTCAGCATCTCTAGCGACAGTACCCATGTCAACAACATGGGCTGCATCAGGGTATTTGAGCATAGCTAACTTTAGTGTGGGAGGAGGATTCCCGTACCTGTAAGTCTCCTGCTGGAACTCCCCAAACCCTGCGTTAAACAGGCTTTCTTTCTCTTGGGGCATAAGCCCTTCCTTATGACCCTTCTTGTGAGGCATCAGTTTTTCGTCCGAAAAAAATTATCGAACCATTCATTTCCGGTATTTTTGAATCCCTGCTTACCGTGAGGAAATCGTACCATGATATCGGCGTTATTACTAGGTCGCTGAAACCCGAATTTTTTATACAACCTAAAAAGTTTTTCAAACTCCCTTTTGTATATCTCCAATCCTACTCGTTCCCCATATCTTATTGCGAGTTGTTTTTGACTCCTATCCATTATTGGGGAGGGTTGTATGTAAAATGTGGTGTTTGTTCTATCCCCCATCTCTATAAGGTCATCTACAACATCTTTTATCCCCTTCGTGCCTCTTTTAGAGGGGGTAACGGCAATTGCCCTTATTATCACATTATTATCGGGGACTTTTTCCCCTATTGCAGAAACACTTACAGGGCGACCCATGTGGTCTGCCAATGCGCCAACCTCTAGCTTTACCCCAGTATCTTCTCTGTGGAAGGAGCGGGTACGAGCAGACCCGTAGCGTGGCAAAGAACCGGCCCTCTTTTTTACCTCCTCAAACCCTATCTTTGGCAGAGCCTCAAATATATTTGCAGGGGTTCCCTTCACCGCACCTGATAGTCTTACCCCAGCCATCGGGCCTACCATGTGTTCTGGTAATAAACCACTCTCAACATACATCCTGTCGGACGTAGTATCCAGTAAGCCTTTTTTCTCCCTTTTAGGGGGAGGGACAGTACCGTAAACCTCTCTTACCCGCTCTCTTTTCTTCTCTCTCTGCCTCTCATTGAAAGACCCAAGGTTTCTACGCCATGTCTCCTGAACGCCCCTTTCGGTAACTCCGGGCCAAGTAGGGTCTAGCAGTCCTCTAGCTTCTCCGGGGTAAAAGCGCTCATAAGGCTTAGAAGGCATCAGTTCACCAGTTCGGGTATTTCTTCTACCTCTGTGACTCCGGTAAGTGCCTCAAACTCTCTCTTCAGTTCGTCCAGAGATTTATCTTCATGGGAGATTCTCTGCTCAATCCTGTCAGCAGGTTTAAGACCTGCCCTGTCCAGTATGTCTTTGGCTGCATTGAGCCTCACCTGCTCACTGGTGGCAGTCTGNGCAAGGATGCTGATCTGGCTTACCGCAGCAGGAACTGCGTCCTGTACCATCTTCTTAATGCGCTGTTCAATCTCTTTCGCAAACTTGTTCTTGAGTACATGGCCCTGTTGCTTTGAAGTCGCTTGCGAATACCCTGCCTGTATCGCTGCTTTCGTAGCGTTCCCTGTCTGGCAGTAGGACTCAATGAAAGCCTCCTGTTTTTCTGTTCTCATTTGTTTTTCGCCCAACTATATCTGCGTTTACCTGTACGATCATCACGCCCACCCGGCCAAT